GCTGCCTCCAAAATGATGGTTAACCTTGGGTTGCCCTGGAAGTTCCCGGCTGCATCCGCAACCTGTGCAGATACAAACCCGGCCGCCAGATACTGCCCGGACCGCGGCAGGAAGTACATGGCCCCGTCTACCCTCCAATGGTCCCTTGACATGGTTGCGTACTCATACTTGGTGGCGCTGTTGACCACGGACGGGAGGTTACTCCATGGTGTGGCATCCTCTGACTGTACAATCATGCGTTCCGGGGATATGACCGTCACGAAGGCTGCCTGGATACGAATGATTCCCTTGCGGTCCTGGTACAGTCTGCACCGGCCGGCATTGGCTATAATCTGCAGGCATTCCTTATGAGTCACACATGGCAACGGGTTGTATACGGTGACCTTCCTCAGGTACTCATCCAATTCATAGGCCCTTTCATCCAACCCTGCATCTTTAAAGACATCTAACGCCAGGTCATACAGCGTAATACCTTCTGACCGGTATAGGCCCCGATAATATACGTCACTTAGGTCATCTATCTTATCCTTACTGTTAAAACTCATCATGGTATCATCTGCTTCCCAATCAGACAGATAGGTAACACAGCCGTCCATCCATATGGTTTTCCCGTCCCGGACATCATAGCCATAACGGACCGTAACTTCCTGGCCCACCTCCAGATAATGAATAACGCTGGCTTTGTTCTCCACATCAAACATGCGGTTGTAGTTCTCAATCTGCAAGGAAAAATCTACCGTTGATAACTCTCCAGCCACTGGGCTGATGTATTCTGTCTTTATGGCCTTCTGGATTTTCTTATTCTCAAAGCTGATGCCGATTCCCATAAGGATTTTGTATATTCGCAGCCGCCCCTGGCCATTGACCATCCTGGTGGGCGTAATTATCAGATACTCAGTCCCATCAAATATATCGTCCATGGTCCAATAGCTTAAGGTATTTCCGGTGTATTCCACAGTCTTAGTACCATTACTGACTGTAAAATCCACCGGGTAATTCCTGCCCCAGTTGACGGTCAGTCCACGGATATCATAGGCCGCCCCAAACTTTAAACAGACGGGTCCCAGTAAATCCTTTGAAATGACACCGTTATTATACAGGTAATCCGCAGCATCTGTCCGCGGTGGAAATACCATGGAGCCATCCGCCTTAAACCAGTTATGCTCCATGGTGACATACTCCAGTTCCACTTCGTAATTGTCCAGGAGCCGGGTAAAATTAGACAGGTAGCTGTATTCGGCGCCATGCTCCGGCACCACAGTCGAATCCTTTTGGGCTACCTGATTAATAATACCAATCGTGACTACCATATAGGATTGGTTACGGGGTACTGAATCCATTGACTGCCTATATTCCTTCGATGCCTTTTGCATTACTCAATCACCCCACAATCTACGATGTTTACTTTACAGTTCTGATATAAGGTTGGAAGTCCGTCCGCATCAAACGCAATCGGCTCCGCTGTCCGGTTCCCAGGATACATCTTAAGAGTCATCCAATCATTATTAACCATATCCGGTATCCGGGCTATGACCACAAACTTCTCAAACTCCTTCAACATATCAGACCAGGTCTTTGCGTCCAACTGTTTCCACTGAAGGCTGTCAAACTTGTACTGGTCCCGCCCTACCTTTTGTCCAACGAACTCCCCCAAGGCATTCTTGCCCTGGGATACATTCGTAGCCACGGTTAGCTTCCCACCCACATCAGGGCCCGGGAACGTCCGACCATTGATTGTGATTATCGCCATGTATAAAAACCGCCTCCTTATGTGCTGCCAAATGAATAACCACTGCGCTTATCCAGCTCCACCAGCTTCTTCCTGATTTCCCGGATGTCAATGTTAACCGTCAGGTCCATCCGTTCAATCAGGTCGATGATATTTCTTAGCAGTTCCACCATCATGCCCAGATAATACTCACTCATTCCACCATTACTCTGCTGGGACGCCAAGGCCACCGCCCGGTCCACCATGGCCTGCATCTTATCCTCAGGCGCTACAATCTCGCCATAGTGCCTGTTATCACCTATCATGGCCAGCTGCGGGGTGTTGGCGCGGACAAAACCGCCTTGGGCCAGACGCGGAAGATGGATGTTTGGTATATTCGGGATAAAATCAGCGCCGATGCCTGGTACCTTATCCGCCACCTCATTTACGGCGTCTATCATGGCATTAATCGCATCAATAACCCTGTTGGCCATGCTCTCTACACCATTGATAATCATGTTGATGATACCCTTTATATCTGCCCAGATACCGTCCCAGGTTTCTTTTGTCTTTGTTCTCACCGTATCCCAGACTCCGGCAATAGCATCTTTCATGGCCGTGAACTTCTCATCCACTGCCGTCTTGATTGTATCCCACAGATTTGATACGAATTCCTTAATGGATTCCCATATTTCTGATGTCTTACTCTTGACATTCTCCCAGGCCGTGCTGATGGATGTCTTGATAGCATTGAATAATGTATTGGCCAGAGACTTAAGCCAGTTCCAAAGAGTATTCAAGAGTGTCTTGATTCCGTTCCAGATGGTACTGGTTGCTCCAGATATAGCAGTCCACGCCAGGTTAACAACATTTTGAATGAATGTTACTGCACCAGAAACGAGCTCTTTCAATGCCTCCCAAATACCGGTGAATATTTCCTTGATTCCTTCCCAGGCAAGACTCCAGTCACCAGTAAACACACCAACAATGAAGTCAATTACACCGCCAAGCGCTGTGAGCAATCCTTCTATGACACCCGAAACGGCTTCCCAGAAACCAAAGAATGTATCAATGGCGGTTTGTAGGCATGAAGCTATGACCGGTGCCACATTGGTCATGAACCATTCAATGAATGGCTGTAGAACTCCGGTCCATAATTTTGTGATCGCATCTGCTACTTTTCCACCAAATTCCAAGAATTTATCAATCAGCGGGCTGAGATACTGGTCCTTAAATTCCACAAACCGCGTTGACAAATTCTGTAATACCGGAAGGATATGGGCATTATACAGATTAAGCCACAAAGTACCAATTTCCGTAAACCCTTGTCTGAAAGTTGCCAGCATGGGGGCTACATGCTCATCATATGTGGTACCTATCTTTTCAAAAGTTTCCGCAGCTAAATCTTTGATTGTAGAAAAAACAGGTTCAACCGCGCTGAATGTATCTTCCAGGGTTGTCCTGATGTAATCCGCATTTTCGATGAAGGGAGCCGTAATTGTATCCAATACATCCGCCGCAAAAGTCCCTGCTAGTTCCGTACCACCCATGAAGGCTTCGGAAAATATCCCAATAATATCGGCATTAATCTGCTTTGCACTGTCACTGCGAAGGGACGAAAAAACCGTTGACCACGCTTTTGCTACTTTACCTTCTATTTCAGCAATACGTGAGCCAATGTCAAACATGGCAACGATATATTCCTTTATACGGTCTTTATTCTGCTGTAAAAACAGGCTGATTCCACCCAACAGATTATCCGCAATGGATGCCCCTATACTGGCGACAGAACCTGCTATCTTGCCCAGATTGATGGCCAGGATATTGGCAAACCGGTTGGCGGCCTGCTGCACCTCCGGAGATGTGAATATCTCCGTCAGGCTGTCCTTGATGCTCTGGATGGATTCCTTCATGCTATCCAGAACGCTGGTATCACCAAAACCAATCTTAAACCCGGCTAAAAATATGCCCTTTAGCTGGGTCGCTCTATCTAATAATCCTTGATATTTGCTGTCTACCTCATCAATAAGCGAGGTATCAAGCTCACCCATATCAAACTCGTCCGCAGAATACCCACCATCAGCTCCAACTCCGGAACCACCGCCTCCGGAATCCGCATCAGGATTAATGATATTAAGCTCATCAATGCCTGTGCTGACACTTTTCATGTCTTTAGCGGCCTTCTTAGCAGCCCCGCCGGCTCCCCCTGCAGCTGCTCCTGCCTTATCCGCAGACTGAGCCATTGCATCCATACCTGCCGTGGCCGCAGATGCACCGCCCCCGCCCTTCTTCCCAGTTACCATCTCCGTGAATGCCTTGAAGGCATTGGCCAGGCTCATCAGCTTACTGATGATGCGGTTGATTACCTGGATGACCGGTGTCAGTACATTAATGAGTCCTTGTCCGATTGTGGCTTTAAGGCTGTCAAACTGCAGCTTCAGGACACGCACCTGGTTTGCCCAGCCATCCGCCGTCCGGATGAAGTCACCAGACGCTGTGGACAGCTGGTCCTGCACGAACTTATACCGCAGAGCTACCTTCTCGGCTTCGGACATCTTTGCCGTCACCTTACCATAGCCATTGGCCAGGGCATAGCTGTCAAGGGCGCTCTGGGTCATGACAATGCCAAGGTCCTTAAGAGTCTCTGTTTCACCCGTGAACACGGATTTCAGCTTTGTATAGGCCTCGTCCTGGCTAATGTTGTAGAAGGACGCCACGTCCCCAGCCAGACCAGTCAAGGTCGTGGACATCTCATAGGCTGCCTGTTCACCAAAACCGAATGCTTTAGCCATTGCGCCGAAGGTGCCAGTAAACCTCTTAGCCATGGTCTCGGACAGGCCAAAGGAGGTTATGGCGTTCTTGGCAAAGTCGTCCACCTGTTTGGACATACGTGGGAACGTGACATCCACCACATTCTGGACTTCCGCCAGGTCGGACCCCAATTCAATACACTGTGCGCCGAAGTCTATGATTTTCTTTACTGCAAACGCCGCCGCGAGAGCAGCTCCCGCCTTTTTAGCCAGCCCCTGTATTCCGGCCATCTGCTGTTTAAATTGATTCTGGTTGACCACAAGGTCAAGGCCAATCTGGCCTACGCTGTCAGCTGCCATACATATCACCTGCCTTTTAATTCAAAAGCAGGCTCTGGCTCGCTACTCCTTTGGTGCGGCTCTAGGCTCTGTCATTTTTATATCCAACCTGTTTATGGTTTTACATCTGGGACATTTAATTTCCCCCTTAACGTATTCCGCCAGGAGAAGGGTCTGTCCACATCTTACACATCTTACTTTCTCAATCTTAACCACCTCCGCACATAGCCGCAAACATCTTCTCCAGGCCGGCCATTTCCTTCTCGAAGGTTTCCCCATCCATTTCTTTCATTTCCCGGTTACGCCAATCATCATATATCCGGCGCTGGTCCTTTGTATAATGTTTGATGATATCCTTATCCGTTTCGGACCGGATGGCTACCACACGGCCTAATGCCGTCTCCGGGGACAGGCCGGCAATCAGTGCCTTGAATTCGTCCCAGGAGACTGTTTCAAATTCTTTCGTTCGTATACGCAACCCGTACTGCGACAGGAAGCTGGAGACTATCAGGTCCCAATCCTCAAACATATCGTAGTACGGGTCACTGCTCTCCCCCGGCAGGTTCCTCCATGCCGGAAATGAGCTGGACCGCTTCCTGCACTACAATAATCAAGTCATTGAATCCCAGTTTCATCCTCTCTATCTCTTTCTTGGACTTTTCTGGGAACATCATGTCGTAGGCCTCCAGGATTTCCTGTGCACCAGGGTCATTAGCCGACATCAGTCCCATGACCTTAAGCATGGTCGGGGCATCCGCATTCACTTCTATGGCCTTTCCCTTGATTACCAGGGATGGATTCCCTTCAAAACTCAATTTATCTGTGATATCTACTTTCCTTGCCATTCGTTATTCCTCCTTATGCTCCTGGTGTGGGCGCCGGTGTAAATGTCGGGGCGCCATATCCCGTCACTTCAAATTCCAGGGTGTCAATGTTGGTTGTATCACCGCCGCCCGGAGTGGTCACATTCACAACCACGTCACAGGCCAGCTTTGCGCCGGATACCATGGTCCACTCAAACTTCGTCATGACGTCCTGTCCGAACTTCCAGGCCAGGCCGGCAATATAGTCATTGGCCGGGTCACCTACTGACCTCTTTCCTTTGAAGGAAAATCCCAGCTTCTTTCCTGTCATGGCTGCTTTTGCCCAGCCCTTTGCATCCATGGCATACCATTCCTCTACGGTACCGTCAATGGACGGAGCGAAATTCTCCAAATCTAACGGTACAGCCATATTCTCCTCTGTGCTTTCAAGGCCTTTTATGCCAAACTTAAACACATTGTTATGCACCGGATAAACTCTTCCTGCTGCATCTGCCATATCTCATTCCTCACTTTCTCTGATACACAAAATCCAGCCATATCACATATTCATATACACCTTTTTCATCCGTTCCCACGTCAACCGGTTCCGGTACCTGGAGGATGATACAATTAATGGGTGTACCCCCTATGGACAGGCTGGATACGTTTTTAAGTTTCTCATACAGCTCATAGGCGGCCCGCTCTGATGCCTGTACATCCCTGTCCCAATGGACCAGCAGGGAGATGCGCCGGATGTTGTAGCTGCTATAATCATGTCCCCCCAGGGCCATCACGGGAGGACCGCTGCCCTGCCGGTGATATACACCAATGGAATGGTCCTTCTTGCTGTTCAGCTTCCCGATATAGACATTCCTGTCAGCCGTAATTCCCAGGCCTCCTATGTATCCCCGGATGTCATCCAAGGTCAGCATCATACACCACCTACTTTCTTGTAAAACCGCTTAAATGCATTCCTGGCAAAATCCTGGCTTACTCCACCAGGTAGCCATGGTTCATACCATTCGCCACCGGCAAACGGGTTCTCATCCGTCTGGAAGTTGTATTCCGGATGAAAATACAGACGCCGCGCATAAGGCGTGTTTACCACCAGCGTCGCTTTCCCTTGACCACATTCTTTGTAATCCGCAAAAAAGCTGTCTTCCTCCAGGTGGCCTGTGTCAAAAGGCATCACCTGGGCCTGGACAACCTCCGTGTGTAGTGCCTCCGCTGTCATCTCCAAGGCAGTCACTGCCGCCTGTGTCAGCTGTTTAATCCGCGGGAAATTCATCTTCACAGTTGATTTAACCTGCATCAGACCACCTCCAACTGACAATAGTTAACCGTCCCGTCCGGGTTTCTGGCCTTCATCCCCTGCTCTATCCTCCGCTCTTCCCCGAATATGGTAACGGTACCCCCGCTTAAGGTTGGGAAGTCCGGGGCAATGTCCCCGGGGAACAAGGCCGTACCTGTTATCTGCACCAGCTTCTTTTCTGTGGTCAGAATGGTCTTGGCCCGGTCCTGGAAGTTGCATTTCAATTCCAGGTCCAGCGCCTTCTCCGGCTGACCGTGGTTATCCGTGTCCTCCGACTCCAGATGGACATGTATATCTGTCTTACATAGCCGTTTTGGAACTAAGAATGGATATTTCATGGTTCACCTCGCTAACCGGCAGCACAGGCCCGTCTGGGACAGCAGGGCGTACACATCACGCTTCATAGCCACGCCCTTGTCCGTAAATACGTTCCAGCTGCTGCCAAACTGTGCCGATACACCATTGATGCTGTAGCCCTGCAGGATGGTGTTAATCTCGTCTGTATTCTCCCATTCAAAGTCCGCCTGCTGGCAGACCACTTCTTGGATAACATCCTGCTGGAAAGCTGTCAGATTAGAAAATCCCCGGCCCACAATACGGTTGTAGGTCAGGGAATCAACGTGGCGGCTGGCCTGCTTAAGGGCCTTGTCCAGCTCGTCCATGGGGATTACATCTCCCTTGTATGCATCACAGTAGTACTCATAGGTGACATAGGGTTCATAGGGCATGTTATTCACCCGCCTTTTTACTCTCCGCTTTCTTTGCCGATTCCTGCTTTGGGGCCTGGAGGGCTGCAATCTCTGCTTTCAAAGCTTCGTTTTCAGTGTATCTTTCAGCCGCTATGTTCTGCAGATGCTCAATCTCTTTAACCGCCTTCATGTATTCATCAAAAGGCACTGTCTTCCCGCGTCCATACGCGGTCACCCGGCCGTCATCACCCACAATATCAAAGCCCGCATCCTGATAGGACTTCTGCTGGCTTTCATCAATGGTGTACTCTTTATTTCCCTTAACTGCTCTCATACTACCTCCTTACGCTCCGGCTGCCTCTACGTTCATGGCACATCCCTCCACCTTCTTTTCCAGAAGGAACAGGTCGCCATAGCAACGGTTCTGATACAAATATCCGTCCGCCGTTCTTGAATCCGTTCCTGGGGTGAACAGCTTGATGTAGCTGTATTTGTCGCGGCAGACTACACAGGATGTGTGAATCAGAATCCAGTTAATCTGCTTGGCGTCAGCGGAAGCTACACAGCCGGTTGTAAAGTCATACTTCGTCTTCATCCTGGCTGCCGGAACCATCTTTATGGTCACATCATCCAAGCTATGTACCTTACGGTTGATTGTGGACGGGGATGCGACGGTCATAACCCTCTGGAGTCCTTCTGCCTCCTTCACAATCTTATTCATGGTTGGGGTGACATACAGCATCCTCCCCTCCTCCGGAACACCGGCCTCGTCCATCCTCGCCATTTCCTCGTCAAATGCTTCCAAGAAATTGGCTGCCGTAATCACATCGGTACTAATACGGCCTGAATAGGTGGTCAGCTCTGCATGAAGTTTAGAATAGCGGTAGGAATCTTTTTCCGGGATAGCCTGTTCAGTCTCAAACGTGTTCTGTATGTTTGCCACGGATAAGGTCAGGTTTGTTTCGTCAATGTCCATGGGGTCAATCCAGAACTCCACATCCCTGTCGTGTTCCAGCTTCTTTGCCTCCCAGTCATTACTCAGGGTGCCTACATTGAATCCCGGTGTCCTGGTATGGTCCTTATACCCAGTCACTGCCATCCTTGGAAGTTTGATAGTCTGGGCATTGATGAACTTCACCTGCTGGTTACTCTGTGTTAAAGCATCAGAGCATAATTCCTTTGCGTACTTCTGCTGGAGCAGCTGTGTAAAGGTTGTTGCATAATCATATACTGCCATTTCTTAATCCTCTCTTTCATTAAAGTCCGAACGCCTTTTTAAGGGCGTCGTCTGTCGCCTGCGTCTGCTGTTGCCCACTGGCTGCTCCCACCTGGATGAACCCGGTGGAGCCTGATGCCTGGGGTTTCAGCGCCGGCACGTCCTCAAGTACCTTGTCCAGAGCCGCTTTAAGCGCCTCATCGTTGATTTTCCCATCCTGCCCCATGACCTGACTTAAGTCGGCCATCTTAAGGACATATGGAATTGTTTTGGCATCAATCCCCAGTGATACTGCCGCCATGGTGGCTGCACTGTCAATCATGGCCTTCTGAGCCACTGCCTGAGCCTGGGTGAGCTGCTGCTGGATTGCGCCTACATCTGGCTGCTGGGCCGCCTTCTGCTGCTTAAATGTGGCAATTGCCTGTTCCATTTCTTCCTGGCTGAGCCCCTGCTGCTTGAAGTAGGCTTTCAAGGCCGTGTCCTCCTTAGCGGCCAGAGTCCCTTC